GGATGTTGGTGGCGACGCTTCAACTGCCGCGACCAACCGCAACTTGTCCCTCAACCAACTTGACGGATTGTTCCAACAGATTTGGACTCGTGGTGGTAACCCGAAGGTCATGCTGACGGGCTACGACACTTTGATGCGCGTTCAGCAATTGCTCCAATCGCAACAGCGGTTCATGGACTCCAAGCGCGTGACCCCCACCTTCAACGGTGTGAAGGGTGTTCCCGGTCTTGAGGCTGGCTTCATCGTCGCAACCTACAACGGCGTTCCAATGATTCCAACGAAGGACATGCCCGATGACACGGCAACCGCCAGCGGTTCTCTTTCGCGCATCTACTACTTGGATACGGACTACCTGTGGTTCCAAACTGCAATCCCAACGCAATACTTTGAATCCGGTATTGAAACGGGTGACCCATTCGCGATTAACCGTCTTGGACAAGAGGGGCTTTACCGAACGATGGGCGAACTTTGGTGTTCGTTCTTTGGCGCAAGCGGGAGCATTCGCAACCTACAATGAAGGAGATGATGAAAAATGGCAACAACGAAAGATAACCGAGGAATCCGATATGTGTGTAGCGGAACGGCTACGACTACCGTGAACTTTGACATTGAATTGCAAGCAGGCGCGAGCAACAACGACAGCACGACATGGCTGGCAGGTGGAGCCGGGACTTACCCCGGAACTCTTACGCCTTTTGAGCCACGACAGGCTGACGGCACGAACTCGTCTCAAAGCCCGCGATTGATTGGTCTTACGATGAGTTCTGCTCTTGCAGAAGGCGACACGCTATCGCTCTCCAACGACCCAACGCAAGACGCAGGTGGCGCAGGTATCACAACCATTCTTGGTGTTTACACATCGCAGGTTGACGCGACCGCTTCTCTTGGTGTGAGCAAGACCGCCGCGCTTGAGTTGACCTTTGATATTGAACTGACCAGCGACGGCACAACCAACGATACGACGGGTGCTGAACTGCTTCTCATCGTGGTTTGAGGTGTTCTTCTTGCCTACGATTACCTACCGAGGACCACGACGCGCTGGCGCGAACATGGGTTCTTTGGGTTGGTGGAGTTGGGGTCAACCGCGTGAAGTTAGCGCGGAGTGGCTTGAGTCTTACAGGTCATCCTTTGAGAACAACAAAGAGTTTCTCATTGAAGGCTTCGCTTACGAAGCCGCGACCGTGGACACAGGCAACGACGGCATCCCCGACATGGGATGGACGAAAGGCGACATTCTCGCGTGGATGGAAGAAGAGGGGATTGAATCCTCTTCCCTGTCCACCAAGAAAAAGTTGCTCGCGGCAATTGACGCGCACCTTAACCCCACCGAAGACTCTATGAACGAGGCAGAAGAAGCAGAACCAACAGGAGATGAATGATATGGCATTTGTAAGCGATAACAGACCCCACACTTTGGGCGACTTGATTGTGATTACCGGAACCGTCGCGAGCGGCGACACTTCCGCTGATTTGAGCGATTTTCTTAGTGAAGTTCTTATGGTGACGGTTGTGCCTAACGCCGCCGCCGCCACTCCACTTGGATGCGCGATTGATACCACTACCGCAACAATCGTCCGATTTACCAACCCCGGTGCAAGCGGCGGTCGTTTGATGGTCTTCGGCAAGCGATGAGGTGATTCACCTTGTCCGACACAAAAGTGTTTGAGTTCACACCCAACGAAGGGTGCGAGACAGGCGCGAGTGTGGCCGGTGGCGTGCAGAAGGTCCTTGACGACTACACCAGCGGGAAGACGGTTGAGGGTATCACCTCTTACACCATGCAGGGCAACCTCTATGTCGTAGTCGTCACCTCGTGAGGTGAGCGACATGGACTTGAGCGAACTGCAACGCCTTGAGAAACAAGGCTGGCGTAAGGCCGAAGAGTCAATGGTTAAGACCGATGAGCGCGACAAGTTGAAGGGTGTTGTCAAGCGTCAAAACATGAAGACGCGCAACATCCGAGACATCGTGAACATCGGTTCCGGCACGCGTTGCCGCTTCTGCGGCATGCTCCACTTTTGCTACCTTGAGCGATGCGGCGCGTGTAAGAAACCAATGCACTACAACCTTGCAAAAACCGAAGAGGTGATTTGATGGTGAGATTGAGCGGTGATATTGATGGAGACGATAATGACGACACTCGTATCAAACCCATGACGGGAAGTAGACACGCTGATACAGCGCAAATTAAAATCATTGGAGACAAACGCGTTCCTGTTGCGTTAGCACGAGGAAAAGCAGGTTTAGCGGCGGAACCTCACACCTGCTCGGATTGCGGCGGAACCGTCGCGAGTGGAAATGGAAAAACAGCGTGCGTGAATTGTGGCCTTGAACACCATCCCGGTTCAGCGGCTTTTGATGAGGCTACCGAACATTACATGGGAGGCGAAAAGCAATACCTTCCCGAAATGCCGAACCAAGTTGATTTTCAAGCGGTAGGAGATGTAGGGAGTGGGGGAAGCATGAACATGACTGCAACAGGAGAAGGTCGTCGTTTCTTGACCGATGACGAATCCGCGACTCAAGCGACTGATTTTTCTTATGAAGGAGCAACGGGTCGTAGAGGAACACCCACTTTTAGGAACATACCATTCAAGGGCATTTTTCAAAGAAGTGAAAATCCAATGGATATGGCTTGGCGTTTGCTCAAAATGACGCCCGAAGAAATGGAGGCCGCTGGTTTTCATGAAGCCGCCGCACAGATGCGTGCAATGCAAGCAGAAGAAGAGCGCGTCCGTCAACAGGCTCAAGCACAGGCTCCAAAAGAAACACCTCGCGTTCAACAATACGACCTCCAATTAGCGCGACGACGAGCGCAAGAAGAGTTTGAACAAAAACTCCGTCGCGCTCGCAAAGACTCACGCGGTGGTAGAGTTGACCACCTGTTCCCCGACATACACGCTTTCCACCAAGAACACGGAAGACTACCTAAAATGCCGAAAAACTTGAAAAACAGGTTCCTTGAATATCGCGCGAGAATGGAGGATGAGTGATGCCGACCGTATTCCAAACAGGTGAGCGCGAAGGTCGTCCTCTCTTCCCCGACAGGCTTTACTACACATCCGCACAAAAGGTTGCTGACATTCTTCAAATCCCATTCCCCGACCCTGTTTACTTGGCCGCAGAAGACGGCTCTACCCATGTTGACATTTCCCCCGCAGACTACCGATTGGTTGGCTTTGAAGTAGGTGATACGATTGAAATTACCAGCGATACCGAAATGGGTGAAGAGCGAACTATTACAAGCGTTGCTCGCGCTTCCGGCAATGTTCGTCTTTCGTTTGCTGATGCTTTAACAGGAGACTACACGACGGCTGATAACGCGCAGGTCCAAAACCTTCAATCGTTCACGAACGGCAAACGCAAAGGGGTCACGAAAGCGCAGGTTGAAACACTCATCCTCCGCACCCAAGACAAAATTGACAACCTCACGAACAACGCATGGCGACCTATGTTGCAGACGGCTGAATACCTCAACTTTGACACCTACAAGCCCTACCGTCGTCGCTACTACACCGACTATGTGGGTTCTGTCCCGCTAATGTTCCGCAACGCGCAACAGATTCTCCGTCTTGAGATTTGGCAGGGTGCTGACTATCGCGAGATTGCCGCGGCTGAAATCCGCCTCAAGGTGGATGACTTCACGCAATTGACGGCTGATACCGATAAGGTCTTCTTATGCCCCGGTGGTGGCGGTGTGGCGACGCTGACGGTTGGTGAGGGGACATCTAAGTTTCGCGCGCAGTTTGATAATGTCAGCACCGCTCAACAACTCGCTGACCTCATCAACAAGGATGCGCGCAAAGGTAAATCAGCCACGCTGTTTAGCCCGTCGTTTGCGTTTGAAGACATCACCGAGACTGACGGCACAACCACCGCAAATGTGCATCACGAGTTCATGGCTTCTGCGAACGCTGACTACGGTGGCGGTCAACTCAAAATCACCTCCATGCGTCGTGGTGAGGCTGGCGAGAACGCCACCTATGCATGCACCTCCGACGGCATCACCTTTACCGGCGCGACCAGCACCGATGTGAAAGTGGTGTCATCCACCGCAACCACCATCGTCGTCAATAGCGTGTCGGGATTGGCTCCCTACGGTATCATCAACATAGGAAGCACTTACGGCTACTACACCAGCATCAGCGGCACAACGCTCAACGGCGTGACTGACCTCGTAGGCGACATCAGCGCGGCGGCAGTTGCCGATGCAACGCTGAATCAAAAGAAGTTCAAAATTGATTATGTAGGCACGACCACAGGTGACGAGGCTCGTCTTCGCGATTGGTGGGCTGACTACGACATGGGTGTGATTTACTTCAACAACTCCTACCCTTACTTCTCATGGAACGCCGTCAAGGTGTCCTATGTCTACGGAGAGCGGTATGTGGAGAAAGCCATTGAGGACATCTGCACGAAGTTAGTTGCGATGGATTTGATTCTGTCCGATGACCGTAGCGTGTTGTTGCCCGAAGGAACGCAGAATGTAGACTTGGGTAGTAAGTATCAGTTGTTCAAAGCGCAAGTGGCTGAAGCCCTACCGCGCTACACAGAAGTGATGACGGTGTTGTGATAATATGAATCCGATGAATCATGCATGGAGATTGTTGAAAGAGGAAAAAAAGTTGAACCTGTTGCAACGCATTCAACTTGAAGGTCAGCAGAACCAGCGACCTGTCAATTACGGCGCGAGGGAGTGTCCATGCGGTAGCGGTCTTCGGAGTCTTGATGTAGGCCATTTTTACCCTAACGAAATGAGATGCAAATTGTGTCATGAGCGAAAAATGGAGGAATACATGCAATCCAACATGCCTCATATTGAGCAAGGATTGGACCAGCAGGGCTATTCAATGAATGACCCCAACGCATTCCCGCAACAACAACAATTCCAAACACAAAATGAGTGATGACATGAAAGAAGCAATCAAGAAAGCCATTGCGAAGGCTCTTATGGAGCCTGTCAAGCAAGCGCGTGAGAACAGCGTGTTTAGCGACAAAGGTCGCATTTTCCTTGACGCCAACGCGAGTGCATACGGAGCGGCTGTCAACAGCGAAGGAGAGTTGATTGACGCGAACGGAAAAGTCATGGACGAGTCAAGTCCCGAATACAAGAACATCGTTGCTTTGGCGAAGAAACAAGCACGCGCACAATCCGCAATAGGGAGGGATATTATTGGCTCTTGAATCCGTTGAACTCATCAAGAAAATCCTTACGGATAATTGGAATCGCGGCAACACGAATCAACGCACACCTATCGTTGAGGACATCACTACTGTTGAGGCTGGTCGCGGTAAGCGTCTTGACCTCACCAACAAAGACGCTATCCTCCTTTACGAAACAGTCCACAACGAAGAGCAACCCGAAGTGTTCTACGACTTTGTTCACACGCGAATCAACATCACCGTTGACGCGCGCACCATGAACGGTCGTAGCCACCTCATGAAAATGGAGGATGAGGTTCGTCGTATCGTTCACAGTCAGCGCAAAGGCGATGGCGCGAACTTTGACCGATTACTCTATAAGATGCGAACTGACCTTTCGGACCGGACAAAGCGACTCCACAGGATGACCTTCCAAGTTGAAATCGTTATATTCTCGGAACTCATCGCGTAAGACAGGGCGGGGCGAAAAGCATGGTATCAACAGTTTACAAAGGCGACTTATCCGAAGTCACATTCGGCAAAGAGTGCGGCATTGTTCTCGCGCATGGTTCGTTCGGCGGATTGGTATTTACAACCGACGCGGCGGGAACAGGCATCACATTTAGCGGTGCAACGGCGGGTTTCTTCTCAACCGGCTCACTTCTCCGCTACCCTGCCGGAATGCTCGTTGGCAGTCAACTTCGCGTCATCGGTGCTGGTAGTTTTACCGACGATGACAATGCTACCAAAGGGCATGTTTACACCATCGTCGCGAACGAAGGAGCCACGCTCACGGTTTCTCCCGCGATGAAAGAAGTGTCTACTGCATCTACATCGGGTGATGAGTTGCTTATTGACACGGTAGGAACACCAACGATTGACACAGGCATGACTTACAACGCTCAAGCCGCCTTATCCGACGAGTCTGTTCTTACCGACCAATTTATCGGCCTCGCGGCGACCGTCTCACTCCCCGAAACGAAAGTGGAAGTGCGACGCTCGCACATCGTCGGTGTAGGCCGTGATGTTGTCATCCAAGAACCACAGCGATTCTCCAATGAGGGTGGGTCAATGGAAATGATGATGAACAGCGCGCGCTGGCTCTACTACTCGCTTGGTCGCGAGGTCATTGATGTTCCCAGCACGCTGATGACCGACCCCAGCGGACACACCAAGAAAGACATCGCCGCGGGTGATACCTATGTTGCTTTCACAGGAACGATGACCGGAAAGCCGGACCCCGGTGATTACATCATTATCGCGGACGGCACAACGGTTGCCTTCCCAAAAGACACCCCTGCCGCCGTTTCCGGTGCAGTATGGGGTGCAGATGGCACAGGCGTAGATATGGAGAATGTTGAACGAAACGAGATTCGTCAAGTGTTGTATGTTGACGAAACGCTCACCGAGCGCAGAATCCATGTTGACGAACCATTCTATTTCAGTCACGCGCTTGGCAACTACACCATCAAGCGTTTGAAGTATGAAGCGACAAACACAACCAACGGTTCGCCGAACTTTGAAGTCGGCGCGGCCAACTACGGAACCATCACCAACCGACAGGAGCGTTTGCTCTTCTCCGGTGCTACACTCCCTTCTTTTGCGATTGAATCAAGCATTCGCACTCGTAACACCGGTTCATACAACGCCAACACGACGGATGCATTGGCGAACGAAGCCGCACCCGGTTCGGCATCGGACAGCAAACAACTTACGCGCGTTTGGAAAGGATGCAAAGTGAAGGACTTCTCACTCGCGGCTGACGCAGATGCAGAAGTCAAATTGAGCATCAACTTTGACGCGCTCTACTGCTACACCGACACCGGTCGTCTTGAGAACTCCGACAAAGGCGACCGCTACACCGCGCACCGCATGTTTGAGAACACCGCGAACTCCACAGTCAACCGCAAGAAGGCTGGCATCGCGCCCAACACCGAGAAGCCATTCTTCTTCTACAACGGGCAAATCAGTTCGTTTGGCGTCAACATCGCGCAGGTCACAAACTTTGCTTTGAGCGGCAACAACAACACCGAAGCCATCTACACGATTCGCGGCAACAGTCAAGCCGAAGACCGCAACACCGCTGGCGATTCGCTTGAGCAAATCCCCTTTGGTGGTTCGCGCAACGCCAACCTCATGATTGAAAAGACGATGGAATACGAATTGTCCATGACCGTCATCGCAAGTGACCCCTTGATATGGCACGAGTTCCGAACCAACCGAACGCATGAGTTCACCGAACCTATTACACTTACGCTGACAAAAGCCGGTAAAGGTTCAAACCGCGAAGAAGTCATCATCGTCGTTGACGACTACATCATTTCGGAGGCCCCTCTCCCTATCCCCGAAGACAAGGGTGTTATCAAGAGTGAGTTGAAAATCATGCCGAAACATGTGCGCGTGATTTCGCGCGATGCTTTCTTGCACATGTGAGGTGAACGAAATGAAACCAATAGATGAAGCATGGGCGTTGTTGAAAGCGCGCCCCGAAATACAAGCACACCTACAAGGAACGAGTCAGCCAAGAACGGGAGGCACGATACCTCAACAGTTGGTGCGACGCCCCGGAGAAACCTACGATGACACAGGCAACACGCGACCCGCTGGTGCAATACACATGCGTAGATTCGGAAATCACCAAATGAGGGGAGGCCACCCGGAGCGTGCGCAACGCCCATCCGTCGGTAATGAACGCTCATTCCAAACATCGGCTTACACAGGACAAGAAGAGTCAGCGATTTCGCGACCACCAAAACAGGGTTTCTTGGACCGAAGACGCGATGCAAAACAACAGCGTTTGGCTCAACGAGCAGAACAAACGGGAGCGGGTGCAGACTACCGTCAAGCATTCCCGATGAATCCCACCGGCTCAAGTGTTTTTGAGCCGTCTGCATCAACGATGCAACAAATCCAACGCATGTGAGGTGAACGAAATGAATCCGATGGTTGATGCTTGGACAATTATTATCAAAGGCAACGGCTGTGACGAGTGCGGCAAAAGTGGTTGCCGCGCGAAGATGTGTTGCGATAACTGCGGGAAGAACAAGTGTTCCGAATGCATGGAGAAGCAAGGCGGGTGTGCTTGATGAAGTCCGACATGCACATTGGAGGTAACCGCGCGTTGCGTATTCGTGCGGTTGCAGAAGGCGCATTCATCGCTGAACCCGTTGACGAAGTGTTCAATCCCGAAGCCGCCAAGACTGACGGCAACCCATTTCCCGAAGAACAGCAAACGGAAGAGCAACCCGTTGAAGTTGACGAACCCAATTACGAGTCCATGACCGTTGACGAACTCAAAGCCCTGCTACGGGCGCGAGGTCTACCGGTCACAGGCACAAAGGCGGAACTCATTACCCGCCTTACCGAAGCCGATACCCCCTCCGAAGAGGCAGTTGAAGCCGAGGTCGTCGCTCCCTCCGAAGAGGCCGCGACAAGTGATGAGGGAGTAAGTGATGACAATGCCGAAAATAGCGGACCCGATGAGCCTCTTGGTGAACAGCCAAGCGGTTGAGCATGAAATACGAGCAGACGAAAACGACCCCGATGTGGTTGTAAAAGTGTGGGTGAAGGAACTTTCCTTCATGCAGTTGCAAGAAGCAATCAAAACTTTTGTCAACATCACCACCGAAGGTTCAGTTGACATTGACCTCGCGAACTATTGGAAATACATGTTCGCCGAGGCTATTGACAAAACTGAACCGCGTCTCACCATTCCGCAAATGTTGTCGCTACGGCCATTCATCGCGAATCAAATCACCGCGTTGTTGCCTCAACCTCAAGACTTGCTGGCTAACCCTTTAGTGGATGGGGCGACCGAATAGAGGAAGCATATCAATTTCTCAAAAAACCGTCGCCCGACCTTGAATACGGTTTCAACGCGGCGGCATACTTTGTAGCCAAGCATTATGGAATCAGCATTCAACAAGTGTGGGATATGAGCATGAGCGCGTTTGAAACTTCGTTTATATGGGCGAACGCGGCTGAACGCGTCAAAGCCGACGAGTATGAAAAAGCGACCGATGGAGCAAAGAACAAGACACGCGTAGGCTCAACACACGGACCGATGCCGTTTAGCGAGGGATGGTGAAATGGCCGAAGACATTGATGCAGTCAACGCGAAACTTGACGGGCTAATCGCTACTCTTGAAAAAGCAGGTCACATCAGTTCTCAAAGTTCAAAAAAGTTCGGCCTTGTTGAAAAAAATCTCGGAAAATGGAAAAGCACAATCAAAAACTCACCGATTGGAAAAATGGTTAAATCAATGCAGACATGGGGCAAAGCGACAAAAAATGTCATCAAAATCACAGGCCAAAATGTAACCATGAGCGATACCCAAAAGAAAGAACATCGCAAAGGTATGACGGTGATGCAAAAACTTGTTGCCGCCACCATCGCGCATGGTGTCGCGCAAAAAATAAGCAATAAAGTTCTTCAAACCGCTAACAACCGTTTTACGCGTCTAATGACAACGGCGTTTTCGTTGGTGAGTATTTTCCTCATCGTTGGATTTGCGCTGGCCGCATTGTCCATTGCCTTTGAGGGCGCGAACAGTCCGGTCCTCAAGTTTACAGAAGACATGGGACCGTTGCACGACGCAATGCAGGGGTTGTTAATCGTCATCACAGGTGAAGGTGATGAAGGCGGTTTAGCGTCTATGCTTGATGTCCTCGCGGCGGCATTTGTGACCGCGGGTATATCCTCCCTTGTTCTTGGAGGGACCGTTGGTGTTATTGTCGGAGCCATCGTCCTTGCAGTAGGTGCGGCGCGCATATTCTATAACGAGTTTGATAATGTTTACGCGGCTATTGGTGTAGGTATTGGTGTCTTTGTGACACTCATCGGAACACTCATGATGGTTAAAAAAGTGTTTGCGTTGATGAAAGCAGGTAGTGCTATCGCTATCAAAGGCACAGCAGGTGCGGTAGTTGCGGGTATCGGTCTTGTCATCGCTGGTGTTGCTGGACTCGTAGCGTTTGCGATGGGTGCTGGTGAAGGCATCAAAGGTGTTTTTCTTGGTATCATCAGCGCGCTTCTTGTGTTTGTTGGTCTTTTCATCGCAGGTGTAGGTCTTCCAATTGCCGCTGTTATCGCTCTTGTGTTGTTTTTGGTTGCAACCGTCATTCGTTATCGCGATGAGATTTTAGCGGGTCTTTCTTTTGCATTCAATTGGGTGGTCACCAAATTGTCTCAATTGAAAACAGCGGTAGTAAACGGCGTCACAGGATTTTTTTCATGGTTGATAGGTGGGTTTGTTGCTCTCGGTAAAGGGATTATCAATGGTCTTCTTTCAGCCATTGGTTTTATTGGTGGGTTGTTAAGCGGGTTTGTTGACCTCATAAGTGGTATCGCTGGAAGCATCATTGACTTTTTCATCGGCATACCCGGTTCAATCGGAGATGCTTTGTGGGGTGGTTTTAAAGCAATTTTTAACGGTATCATTGGGATTTACAACGACTTCGCGGAAGACTTTTCGTTTGAACTGCCGGAGATTCTTGGTGGCGGCACGATGGGCTTACCGAAAATCCCAAAACTTGCGGAAGGCGGTATCGTCACAGGACCAACGCTCGCGATGATTGGTGATAACCCATCGGGTAAAGAAGCCGTTGTGCCTTTGGAAAAAGCGGGAGAAATGGGCTTTGGTGGCGGCGGTGGCGGCGGTATGACTGTCAACATCAATGTCGGTGGTGTGACCGACCGCACCGATAAGAAACAACTTGCGCGCGAAATTGGCGACCTTATTCGTGCTGAAATGTCTCGCGGTGGTCGCTCTCACGGCAACAGGAGGTCGGGTGTATGACCAAAATACGGTTGATTCGCAATGATGGTGCGGTATTGACGGTTGATGCAACCGATTACAGTCTTAACATGACGCGTAGCGTTCCTGTTATGCCTGTGCCTGTTCTTGGTGAACGATATGCTATTGACCTTAACATGGTCACAGCCGACATCAAACTCAATGTCATTCTTGCCGATGATGATTGCGCCGCGAGTTCGTTTGAAGCGGTAGCCGCTTCCGCTTCTGTTGATTTTAGCGCGCTTGCAAACGCTGATGGTGGAGTGCGACAAGCATACATGACCAGCGGTAGCGTGACCGCAGACGACCTTCACGACAAGTTTTTTGAAATTGAATCAACCTACACCGGTGAAACATCCATACGAACTCCTGTTCGCATTCGTTTTGACAGTAGCACAGTCACCCACAGTAGTTCAAATACGCCTTCTGTTGTGATTGTAGGCATTCAAGGAATCACCACCGATGATGGCTTGGCGGCGGCTGTTAAGACTGCATGTGAAGCCGCTTCGTTCACTCAACAATTAACGACTGCTGGTGGAACATCATTTAGCGACGCGTTCACTATCACCACCAGCAACGGTGAATTGACGAACAACGCAAAGTTAACTTTTACACAAACAGAAGCGGGTGCTGGCGGTAACAACTCAACTCCTGTGTTTAGCAAAGGGTTCACTTACATTCCGCTTTACGAAGAGTTTGCTGGTGGTCAAGCCAAATCATGCCGTAGCGCGGGTGATAAGTTGCAAGACCTTATTGCGTATGTTGGAAACGCCAGCCTTCTTGGAACATCCGGCTCCGCAATCACAGGTCGCGCTGACCCCGATGATACCAATTCATTGATTGAGTTGGATAAATCGCTTTCCGATAAACAAACGGCTGATTACATCGTGGGTATTCAAATCCCCTACAACTCACTCATCACAAGCACATCGGCTCAAGAAGACTACATTGAACGCAATCTTATCATGATTACAGGACGAGCAGACGCAAATCAACAAGACGCGCTTGCAAACAATCAACCGGTTGGTGTGAAGTTTGACCCAACCAACAAATATACAGGAATCGCCGGAACAGTTGTTGCAATGGCGTTTAATTACATGGCTGGCGAGAATGTTTACGAAGGCTCATTGACCTTTATGCCAGCCGATTTTATTGTGGGGTCTTGAAAATGGCGGTCATTGGACAAACCAGCCACGCGTTGTTTTTTAACGGTGTGAGCGATAGTGTTGTTTGTCCTCAAGGTGATTTTACAAAAACAGGACATAAGCGCGAATTAAACGGTAGTGTTGCGCGCTCATCTGCACCTGTTCTTCAAGACGGTGACGGTTATCGTTTCGCAAACGCTAACAATCAAACACTCAAGCAGTTCACGGTTGAGGCTTGGGTTTCGCCCGATTGCGGTGGTGTTATCGCCAGCAAAGCAGGGTTGTTTGAGTTGAGGATGGGAACCGTTGATGCTCCCGGTGTTGCTTCATTCAAAGTGCAATTTACTAACGGTGTGACTGCTATCGCGGCAAGTGTAAACAATTACCCAACAGCGGCAGGTTCGTTCATTTCCAACAATGTTGGTTACAACATCGGTCAGCGCGAATTGTATCATATCTCCGGTGAGTTCAACGGGGAAGAAGTTCAACTCTATGTAAATGGCGAACTGATGGCTTCTCACAAAATGAACAAAAAATACACCTGCAACCTCAATGACCAAGACTTTTACATTGGTGGTCAAGGTGGTGAATATCGCGGTTACATTGAGTCTGTTCATTGGAAATCCGACATAACAAGTCTTGAGGCGCGAGCCAAACCATGCATGTTATCAACAAGCACGCTGGGCCTTTGGCGTTTTGAAGAGCCGGTGAGCGTTGACGAAACTGTGTTCTACGCAACTTCAAATGTATCTGCTGGCGACACCACCATCACCATTGGGACCACCGCTTGTCAAACGCTTTACGAAACGGTAAGCGGTAAGTCCGACACGCTCGCGAGCAACTATACGCTGGAAAGCCTCGGTAACTACCGCGTTGCTAACGCCGCGCATAGCGGTGGCGCACAAGTTATCAGCGTGGCTCACACGCCGTTTAACCTGCTTATCAATCCAACAGCAACGGATGTTCTTACAGGTGTGCAAAACAACAGTCCACCCGAACGCGTTCGCCTTAAACAAATCAACACCGATGGGACCATCACCGTTGACAGTATCCACCTTGACTTTGGTGTGTCCAGCGATACAGGGTCGCGCGGTGTTTTGCATTCGCGCACAGCATACGATGCAACCTATCATCGCGCTAATGATTCAGCAATGGTTCTCGTTCGTTCCGATTTATTGATTGACAGCGAGACAGGAAAACCGTTTCAACGGCTCGGCACAGGAAGTCAAGCGATTGACCGAACAGGTGCGATGGTGATTGATGAAAGCCCAAATGAGTTTCACGGTTTCATGTATTCGCGCAGTCTTGCTGTAAGCACCAACAGTTTTGCACCGACATCGTGGAGTATTGCTGAACGCTTTAAAACAGGCCACACAGGACGGCACACACTCACTCACAGGGAAGGACATCCCTTCTTGCGCATGCTTCCACCTATTCATGAACAAGAAATTACACGCACCATTGACGGCATTGCTGACGATGTTCTCGTGACTTTCGCGGGTTCGTATCTTGGATTGAAAGAAGTGTTGCCAATCAACAGCAAAGTTGAGATTTCGCATACCGCTTTCAACGCGCGAATTATGGATGTTAGAACATCAGCAACGACAAACGGTATTGTTCGCAACGGACTTGCTTCACTTGATGCTCACCGCGATGGTGTTATTGCAATTTCAGTTGATGATATTCAACCGTTTTTGTTGAAAGGTGGTGGTATTGGTGTTGATTCATCCGACGACGCCGCTTACAAAAAACACCTTACGCCCGAAACAGAATCGCGCGTGGCTATCCTTGAAGTATCGGGTATCACCGCTGGCTATGTTGAAATCCACTACAACGCTGTTGACCTTACAGGTGGGAAAATGGGATTGAGCAACCCGGCTTTGCTTATCACAAAAACGGTTCCCGACGGTGGTTCGTTGATTGATGGCAAGCGCGTAGCCGAACACATCGCTGACGCCGTTGGTGTTAACGCAACCATTCACGCACCCGGTGGTGTGATTGTTGCTTCATCAAACGATGTTGGAAACGCGCAAGTTGCTATGCAACCACATCACCTTGTGGGTGATAACACCGGTGGTGTTGCTTACAACGATGACTTGGATGAATCACGGATACCAAGCAACTACACACCGCGTTTATCGGGTGATGATGCACAAGCACCGCCACAAGGTGTGGGGATAACAGTCCACCCGTCAGCCTATCACAAACTACACCTTCAACCCATGCAACGAAGCGCAAGCGACCCACCCGTAGGCGAATCACCCACTCACTACCAAGAAAGTCAACAGTTTGCATCACAAAAAGGTGGTGCGTTTGAAATGTTTGACATCATTGACAACGATAAAGAAGGTGACTCCTACATTTTCATCGTTCAACCAAGCAAACGCGAGCGCACAATGCAACTATCTCGCGTCACCTCCGCTACGGTTAGTCACAACGATTGCACTTACTTCACCATTGAATACATTCAATCTACCGCGCGTATCACATCAATGCAAGTCAATGATAGCGGTGCTGGACGCTATCTCATTATGGAAGGGCAGGGTATGATGTCCGATGTCGCCGACCAAACTGTGGCGTATAGCGGTGATGGAAGTCCCGATTCGCACATCGTCAAAGAGATTCAACCGGGCGCGCCTGTCGTCTCGGTCACACTCGGTGGTGCTGGTCAAGGTGCTGTCAACACAAAACCCACATGGGACCCCGCGACATTATCGCGCATCGGATGGAATACGCGTCATGATTGTGCCGCGCAAATCAATGAAGTGGACAGCACCGCAAGAACCGTGTCGGTTCAAGCATTGAACAATGCGGGAACATCGCTGGCGACATGGGGAACTTATTGCTTCCCTGCTACCGGTCGTATCTATTTGGAAAACGGTGCAAGTGCCGAATACACAAGCAAAACCGGAACCACTTTCACTTTCACAAGTGGAACGCTTTTGGTTGGAACAGGGACATTCAAACTCGCTAACGGTCAAGAAGCGGCATCGTTTGCTGATTGGGTCACAAAAAGCAGAATAGACGAGAGTCAATTGGTTTTGCTTGACCCGCTGTTTGCAACTTCTTCAATATGCGCGGATGGAACAACCGTCAACGACCGGTTGTTTCAATCCATTGGTTCTGTTCAACATGACTATCAATTGGGAACACAATACGCCAGCACACGCGCGCTTGTTGAAATCCCCCTCTTCCCTCAACAATTCTTTGAAGACCGGGATGCAGGTGTGTTCCCCGGCCCCGACAACAGCATGAAGTTGCATTTGGATGCAACGATGACAGCACAGGCATGGAATCCTTCACCTGTTGGTCGTCGCGCGCCAAACTACCCAGCCAATGATTACGAAGCCTTTGGACAGTATCAGTATCGTTTTAACAACAATCTGCCTATCCGCGCTACGGTGTTGCGATACGACCGACAAGGAAGCAACAGGAGAGTCTACATCGCAGAAGGAAGTGAACGCATTCCCAAATCAAACTTCAACGCGGCTGGGACGGTCAAAGGTGTTAGCACACGACGCGCGCGCAAAGTTGTGCTTGGAAACGGTGAGTGGGCTTACTACGAATACGCGGGCGGGGGCGGGCTTTACATTTCTGTGAGTGGACTCGCAACCCATTCAAGTCCCGATTTCTTTACTTCGCTTGATGTTGGTTCTCAAATTACCATTGGTGTTTTACCAAACGGGGATGGTTACCCGCTAACAGGCGACGACAACTACGACTCTTCTGCTCAAGAATACCGACGACCGTTTTACTACGACCGAGGTA